TGCTGAAAACACCACTTGATAAGTTCCAGACTTGGCAAAGTTCAGTTTTGAAGCATCTGTGCCGTCTATAGATATGTTATTGCTGTAGGCTGTGCTATTCCAAGTGACACCATAAGCCGTATCGACAGCACTAGCAGTTTGGTTAGTTGTGTCGTAAAACATTCCATAACTACCTTGGTTTGTTCCACCACCTTCGTTCAGTGGATGCCAAGCACCGTCATAAGAAACTATGACCTTGTCGTCACTTCTACGCCACATAAGAACACCGTCTTGGTAGGCTGAGTCGCCAGAAGTGTAATTAGATAGTTTATCTCTTGTTTGTGTGAGCCACTTGTTTAATGCTTCACCCCAAACCTTCCATCTTTCACCAAGCGGTGGTGGAGGTGTTGAAACACTCATCTACGCCCACCTGCTTTGGCTTCTATTCGCATAACGCCAACACGCCAATTGTTATTACCGTTACCTTCAATCCGCATACGAACTTGTCTGCCAGTAAACCTAGTGCTGACTGGGTTGCCCATCGTAAGGAGGTCGTGTGTTGTTTCTGTGCTGTTAGGATATTGTCTTGTCTTAAATCTAACCTTAACTTCACCTTGTGTGTTCTCATCAGGTATTAATTGTGTTACTTTCATTACTTGGTCGCCGTTGCCTATGCTTATCGGGGCTGACTCAACAAAAGGTGTCTCGCTACCGTGTGTATAACCATCCTCGTGATTGTATAAATTGTTGCTTGCATCAATCCAGATTGGTTTGTTAAATACACCGCTATCAATACCGCTTGTGCGTTCCATTTCGCCTATTTCCCAGTGATTTTCTTTGTAATCAAAGGCTACATACTTGTCAATCTCTGTAGAGCCGTTTGATGGATAAAACCACCACACTTCTCCATAAGACGAGTTATGAACACCAAATGCTTTAGTTATTTGGCTTTCGTTTATATCATCAAAAACATAATCAGACACTTCGCACGGCAGTTCTTTAGCCACAGAGCCGTCAAACATAAAGAATGCTCGTTTACCCATCCAAAAAGCACCCTCATCAATTGCAACAAGTGTTTTTCTTGATGCTACACCGCAAGCTGTTCCCACACGCTCAAAACCATAAACAAACGGTGCTCCTTGATAAGTTCCCGTGTGTGCATCGTTATCTGTTAATATAAGTGACCTACCTTTCATTCGACAGCCACACATAATTTGACCAGTTGTCTGCAATTCAAAGTCACCTGCCTGATTTGTATCGCTAGCAGTCCAATCTGTATTATCTTCTTGATTGCACCACTGCACTTTTCTTGGATTGCCACCTGCACCTAATAGCATTACAAAACGCTCTTCTGTGACGAACATTCCACGATTACTTGTTGGGGCTGTTGCAATGACATCTGCTGTGCCACTTAAATCTAAATCCCACTCATATAATTTGCCATCATCTGGTGTCAGAGCTAATAAATACTCTCCCCAGTTATCTAATGACCAAGTTGTAACCTCTTCAAAAACACCAGTCGAAGGTTGTGAACGACCATATAAAGAGTCGTCATCTAAGCTTGATGTTGTTCCACCATAATATCCACCACCATAAGCTGTATTAGTTGAAGCTGATGATGAGCCACTTGTAAAGCCAGACGGGGTGATATCTGTTACTGTTCCACCGTCTGATACATAATATAAATTCGATTCTGTGCCAATAGCCAAATTTGAGTTGTCTGAATTATCTACCCAAGCAATCATTCCTCTTGTGACACCAGTTATTGTATCGCCTGCAGTCACTCTTGTTGTCCAACCGCCAATAGGTCTTAATGATTGGTTATGCCATCTAACAAGGTTAGCATCACGCCAACGACCTGACTGCTCAAAGTCTGTGCCGTTTCTAAATATCCCTGCAGGTAATTTTAAAGGTATTAAACTCATGCTACTAATAACTCCCATGTGGTCGAAACTCTTGCTATACGCTCCCATTTTTCTCGACCAATTGTAACTATTGCAGATTGAACTGCTGAAGTTCCACTTGTTAGATGTATCCTATTGCCAACTGCTGTCGGACTACAAGTAGGTGTGGCAGTAGCACTACCTTGATATATTTTCTCACTATCTGCGACAATACTAAGAGTTGCTTGTGGGTTTGCATCGCCCTCTCTAACTCTAAATGTTGTTGTAGATGTTGTTGTAGCACTTGCACTTGTTGTACCACTATCTTCTCTAACTCTTTGACCACTAGGACTAACTGTTGCACTAACAGACGCACTTCCACTTGCACTAATAATAAATACACCATCTGCTGTATTTGTGGCAGTAGGTGTTGCTGTTGCAGTTGGTTGGAATGTTCCTTGTCCGTTCGCTGTAGTTGTTGCACTAGGTGATATTGTTGCACTTCTTTCACCAACTTTTTGACCACTTGATGTGACTGATGCACTTGCAGATGCAGATGCACTACCAAATCTAATACGAGTTCCGTTAGTTGTAGAATCTACCGAAGTTGTACATTGACCATTGCCTAATGCACTACCTTCTGGAACTCTTCTCGCTTGACAAGAAGTTAATGATGTAGCAGTAATTTCAACTTGTAGGTCACCTTGCGTATATTCATTGTAACCATACAAACCCATACCATAAGAAAACTCATCCGTTCTCTCAATGATTACTGATTCACCACTTGCTGTTGCACTAGATGATGCAGATACACTAATAGCACCACTACCAACTGCGACTGCCCAACTTACATTAGGAATCGTAGCACTTGCAGTTACTATTGCACTTGCATCTTCAACAGTACCATTGGTCGAGTCAAATGCTCTTAAACCATAGTAACTATCGCCATAGACGAAAGTTCCCATACTCTATCCTTAGTCTAGTGTAATGTCTAAGTCGCCTGCAGGTACTCTGAATACATCACCAGTCTCAATCGTTTTGGATGAAGATAGTGCTGCATAACATAGTAAGTTACCTGAAGTTGAAGCATCCCAAACACCAACGTGAGTCACAGTACCAAAGTTAGCAGTTGCTGTTGCAAATTCTACTGCTGAAGTATTTGATGATGTGTTACCAGATGTTGTGAATGTAATTGTTGTTCTTGCATACGCAGTTCCAGATGTAGAAACCTCTGTGCCAGAACCATCCTCATCAGGATTTGCTGTGTGTAGAGATAAATACAAAGTAGAAGGTGCTGTATAAGAATTGCCACTGAAAACGTGGTCTAGTATTTCTGTTTCTAAATAGTTTGAAAAACTCATCCCATTCCCCTTATTTTAACTGTCAGTCCAGAACCACTCATACGGCTCTTTTCTGACTGTGAATTAAGTTGAGATATTGACGCAGAATACATCTGAGCCCACACCCCAACACGCTCATCTTCTGCGAGATACGGTGCAGAATGTATTAACGCTCCGTAGAGGTAAACATCTGGTGCATCTTCAAGAAGCCAGTTTGATGTGTTGCCGTCTGACAATCCATCGATTTTCGCAAAATATAACAGCTCTGTGTTTACCGTGTCATTAGGTGTTGGATATAACTCAAATTGACTGTCTGCGTGAGTGTAGTATCTTGGGCGACCACCCGTGTCCATTGCTCCTGCTCTTTTGTCCTCTAATGCTTTACGAGATATTAAATCAAGTGGGTAAGTGCCACCGTCTGTTATATGAAATCTTATTGTTTCGACCCAGTCAGCAGGTATCTGCATATATTTGTCACTAGGGTCTTGTTGACCACTTGCCCTTACTTCCATCTTCCAATGTCGTAAATCTCTGTTTATTTGTGATTCTGCGAGCTGTATGAAGGTAGGAATAACCGTTGTTAAGTCATCACGGTTTAAAAAGTCAGCAATGGTTGTTTGTAAATTTGAATAGTTAGTTATTGCCATTATGCTAATAATCCTTTATTTGGGTTTATGTTATCAGAGTTTGACGGGTCTGTCGCTAATAATCCTCCACCGATACCTGCACCACCAATGGAACTGTAAAGAGGCTGACGGACATTCCCTTGCATATCAATCAACTTAGATTTAAGCTCAGGAGTGATGTCGATATACCAGACCTCTTGTTCACCCATATCTTCCATATCGAACTTTGTTTTCTTTAAATGTTTATCTGGGTCAACGCCAAGCTCTTTTAATAACTCTCTAGCCTGCTTAGGCATATTCTTTTCATAAGTGTTTTGATACAACTTAAGATAATCTGGGCTGTAGATTTTTGTTTGTATATCAGCATTTGTCCAAGCCACCTTATCTAATCCTTTATCAATGGCTCTGGTTAATCCTTGTCTTAAACCAACCTTTGACCACAGCTCTTTTGCAAATGGTGGGGTTTTAGTTGGATATTGCTGGTCTACAGTCTTTTGAGCTGACGCATATTTTTCAAGAGGTTTCATTTTTTTATGCAATTGATTTTGTGCATCTTGGAGTTCTAGTACATCATCTAATTGAGCCCTTACATCAGGGTCTGCGTTTAACATTTTGTTAAATTCAAGTATCTCATCTCCTAAATCTCTTGGCAACTCATCAACACGCTTCAATATTTGTTGAAAAGACATCTCATTAAGCTTTGGATATTTTAAGTCAGCAGGTAGGATATCTTCAGCATCAGATAAAGCCTCGTGAAGATAGTCTGTGTAGTACTTTTTATTTACACCATAATTGTTGTAAGCATCCATTAAATCATTTAAGTTTGTTTTAGGATTAGCATAGCTGTATGTTAAATGACTGTAATTGTCCCATATATCGTTATCAATACGATTGGCTTGTCTTTTTAAGGCGTAATAGTCAGCCTTCTTGGTTTCATAATCTGGTGATTTTAATATTTCTTCAGCTTCTTTTACTTTTTTACTATCTATAAAGCCTCTTGCCCTTCCTTTCTGGTGCCAGTCCGATTGTAGCTCTTCAATGTAATAAAACTTGTTTCCTGATAAGTCTTTTCTTGTGCTACTTCTTAAATGAAACAAATATGGCTCGTCTGTGCCTAAAGGGTGTATTCGTCCAAAACTAAACGCTTCTTCATTACTTAGACCAGATTCTTCAAATCCTCTATAGTCTTTTTTACTAACAACAACGGGTATTTCTTCATAACCAGACGATTTACCGCTTGCTGTGTAAGTGCCATATTTAGGAAGAATTACTCCTGCATCTTGCTGTAATCTATTTTTAATAGCACCTTCCAAACTTTCTATGTCACCATAGGTGCCGATATTAGAGCGGACTTGCATACCATCTACTTCACCAGTAATCTTTTCTAATTTTTTATTACCAGTAGGTTTTCCAGAAATAACATAGTCGCCCATCTTCCATTCATATTCCTTGCCGTTCTTTTTCCAGATGTCGTCTAGGTATTCTGAAATATCTTCTTTAAAGTTAGGGACAATTTTATCTAGGTCGTTTGTGAAAGACCATAATCCACCGTTATTTATAGCTTGCTCTTTAAACTGACGGTTAAGGTAAACATCAGGATTATCCATTATTTCAGGTCTTGTCTCTCTTACTGAATAAGGATTGTCCTCTGGTCGGCTGTTATATTTTCTTACAGTCCAATGATAAAAATCAGTTAGGTCACGCTCAATGGCATCTCTAACAAACGGGTTTTGACCGCCTTTAAACTCACCTTCTGTAGCAAATAGTTTCTGTTGATGGTTAATTTTTTCTTTTTTATACTCAAATTTCCACGGATTTTCATTATCAATAGCTCGAACTTCTACTCCATCATAATAGCCACTGTAAAAATTATTAGATGGTCTTAATTCTTGTAAATCATAGTCAATATATGCTGTTGGCGTTCCTTCTCCATAAACATCAAACGCACTCATAAATGATTGGTCAAAATCCTCGCTAAACCCTTCTTGGTCAGCCCAAGTCACATAAGTAGGGGCAACAGTTGGCTTGTTCTCTTCAATAAAGTCTATCAGCTCTTGCTTGGGTATTTTCTTAACGCCCTCGGCTCTTTTCTGCTCGATAAAGTCAATCAATCCGATTTCTTTCATCTCTTGAACGGACACACCAGAGTTTCTTAACTCACCTGCTACATCACCGTCTTTCTTAACGGTTATAAGTGATTGAGGTGCAATCGCTTCTTTACCTGCAAACTTAGGGTCGTTCAGAAGGACATCGGTTGACCTCATAAAGTAGCCTTCGTTTGTTGGTGCTTCCTTGCTGATATCTGTAACAGACATTCCTGCAGGTAAGCCTTTAAGTTTCTTGGCAACGAAAGGTGCAACAGCCATACCGCCTAGAGCCAAGTCAACAGCCCCACCACCTTCGTATAATGATTTGTTAAAGTCAAAGTTCTTCACAGCGTCAATAAGCCCTTCTGCTTTCTTAACCTGCTCTGTTCCTTCTATTCCTTGTGACTTTTGAATTAGCCCTCCACCGATATCAAGGAGCTCTTTTCCGATGACATCAGGTTGGGCTAAAATGTCGGCTGTGCCAAGGAGAGTTTCTGCGACATACTTGTCAGCACTACCTAGGTTTTCTCCTCCTGCTCTGCCATAATCTGTCGGGTCTGAGCTTGATATTAACTCTTGACCGCCAATCTGAGAACCGCCCATAACACCTTGAAAGCCACCCTCTTGTGTATCGTAAGGTGCAGGCTTCATATTTGCTACGCTTTCTCTTGTGTCTTGGGATATTAGTCCTTGTCTTAACTCTGGGGGTAACTCTAAGAACTTTGAATACGCAGAACCTAGTGGGCTTATCTGCTCTCCTAGTCCCTCTCTAATGTAATCAAATATTCCTTTTATTTCATTTGCCATTAAACAACACCTGCTAAGTTCCTCTTTATTGGCTCACCCCAACTAGAACTTAACGGTCTGTATCCTACAGCTAAATACCTGAAAGCATCTGCCCCGTGTGAAGCCCAGTCGTGCCTTGGTCGAACACGCCAAGTTTTGCCGTTCTCATCCCAGTCTCTAGAATAGTTTACCAGACAATCAACACCACGCTCACATTTCTCTTTGTCTATCCAACAACGGGAAAGCATAGAACGAACTGCCTGAATGCCATCGTCGACTGGTAACTGCGGTGCTATCTCTACATCACGGATACCTAAATCAGCAAGTGTTTCTAAGCGAGACATACCAGTGCCGAGTTCTCTAACCCTAACATCGTGTGGCAGGATATATTGGTCATAAACATAACCTTTGTCCTGCAAGACCTTAGCGTAGTGGTCTAGCCCGACACCCGAAGCCTCGTAATAATCAATAATATGAACTTCTGCACCAACAAACTGTGCAAACCAAATAGCAGTTGAGTCTCCT